CCTATTTTTCATTTGAGAAATTGCTGACAATGTTGTTGCGGTTGTTGGTCCGGTAATCCTATTATTGAATCCAACTGAAATTGGGGATGTTCCCATAGGAATCGCAAACCTCTTTGCAGCCTCAACTTCGCCCTCTCTAGCCACAGATCCTGGATCAATAACCTTAGCAAGCGACACGGCGAATAGATATGGGAGTTGGCCCAACGCGGCAGACCCTTCGGGGTCAACTGTTTCATAGTTGCCATACTTCTTGACTGCATTTTCCATTTCGTCTGCCATACGGACTGCATCGCGAATGTTTGACTCAAATGCAAAATCGGCTTGGGTAAGTTCCTTTCCTTTTGCAATAAGCGCTTTTTCTCCGGCATCAGCAATGTTTGCCATGATCCTTCGTTTTTCTGGATCTTGCTCCATCGCGGCCTTTTCCTTGTAGTACTTAACCTTGTTGACCTGGCGATCCACATATGCATCGACAAGTTCCTCTGGAAGCCCGGCAGGAACTGCGATACTTGTTCCTGGCGCTGTCCTTGTTCCTGTAGTCTCGGCGAGCCTGTTCATCAGCGCGGCCTGTTCGACAGGATCGGAAGACTGTATTAGCGCTTGACCAACTCGCTTTGCTTCCTGCTCTGGATAGAGTTTTTGCTTTAGCATTTCAACGCGGAGTTGACGATCTTGGTCTTCTAATGCCTGACGTTGCTCTTCTCTCCTGTAATAGCCCTCGTTCCAGGGTAGCGTAATTAGTGGTCTTTCAACTTCTGCCATAATATTATTTCCTTAAAACAAGTTTTATCCGAAAAATCCTTTTGCGACTATTCCCTTTGGAGAAAAACTAGTAACCAAATTGGATGCAGCATTAAGATATTGCGGAATGGAATTTGCCGCGTTCGTAGTCGCCTGGGCCTGAACGTAGGCTCCATAACTCCTCGCCAGATAATCGGCCTCACTACCATAAAGATTGGTGGCATTCTGGGCGCCCCTAAATCCTGCCATCGGATCGACGTACATGTATGGAATGTTTGCTGTCTGGCCCCCGCCGAATGTTCCTGTTGTCGTTGTCCCGGCCCCTGCAACGAGTGCGGCAAGTCCTCCGCTTTGTTCCGCAGCCCGGCGATTTGCCATGTTGTACATGGTAGCTCCGGACGCGGTAAAGTCGGCAGCTGCACCAAGTCTATTGAGCGTTGCTGCCTCGCGGAATGCCTTATCTCTCCTGAGCGCATCGGTCACACTCTGTCCTGAAGATAACCAGCTAGAAGCTGCTCCGAGCCTTTCCTTCATCCTTGCCTCACCCGCAAGCCCGGTCGTAACAGCCTCTTCAACGGCTGGGGCAACTCCAAATATGTTACCCCTGGCAGTCTGTGCTCCCCTAGCTGCTTGCTCGTACTGCCTACGTTCTTCGGCATCAAGTTGAGATCCGAGGGCAGCCTGTGCAGTAATTTTATCCTGAATGTCTCTTCGCAGGGACTCGGTCGCCGGATCGGTTGTCTCGCCAATATCGGCCTTTGCCAGTTCAGCGTATCCCTTTGTGAGGTTTCCAATCATGTCGGCAGTTGCTGGATCGATCTGCCGTATTTCGTCCATCATTCTTTGCTCTGGAAGCAGGAGCGATTCTCGGAAAGTTTTCAGAACACCAGCACCTTCTTCCACTGTTGTCGGCTTGTAATTGTCAACTAAAGCCTTTGTCGTCGCTACGTCTTCGTTGACAGAGTTTAGCTTGGACTGAAGATTGGCTATAAATTTGTTGTTAAGGTCAACCCTTCTGTCCCCCTTCGGAAGATCCTTTCCGTACTGAGTTGCCTCGTCAATTTGACCCTTCAAATCAGAAGCTATGGAGTTTGCCTTTGCGTAAAGCTCGTCGTATTTTGCTTTTGTCCTGGAATTAATGTCATCCAGAATTTGCTGATCGGTGACATTGATGTTCAGCTTTCCAAGAAGTTTGCTTCCGCTTTCTTTTGTTGCTACGTCAAATTTTAAATTTGCAAGAGAATTATCTAGCGCCTTCATGTCCTCTTCTGGAATTTTTCCAATTCCAGGAGAAAGATCCTGAATGTTTACTCTCGTTACAAGCTCCGCAATTTGAGGCGCGCCTTGGCTCGCCTCTGAAAGCAATCTGGTTAGCTTCTTCTCTTCCTCTAGTGCAATTCCTTTTTGCGATTGCCGTTGAGATCCCTGAAACTTTTTAATTGCGTCATTCGCCTGTTGTACTACTTGTTTTTGAGTCTCTATTTCATTCAGTTTTGACTCAACGTCTCCAATTTTATCAATAATATCTATTGCATTTTTGCTTAAATTGCCTGTCTTAAAATCTCTGACAAGTCTTGCCGCATCTTTTAGCGACCGAGTGTCGGCAGCATTAAGATTATTTATGCCAACCTTTTGAGCCGTGCCCAAAGCCGTCGTGTAATAATTTAATGCCTGTAGTAAATTGTCTGGCTTTTTTTCTAGCTCAGATACTTTTTGAATTTTTGGTTGTTCAAATTGATATTTTTGATTTGCCTTCGCAATGTCGTACTTAACGACACTCATTGTGGGCTGAACCATTTTTCCTGTATTTCTGTCGAATACCGGTTGCTTGGTCGGATCAGCAACAGTTACTTTTGCCGCGTACTCGGCAGGGTTTAATTTGTAAACATCTTTAATTAGGCTTTCTTCAGCTTTGGATGTATCAAATGCGCCCTTTGCGTTTACAGCGGACGAAAAGTCCGTCATTCCCATTGATTGGAACTTGGTTATGTTTGGCGCTGCTTTAGTTGCCGCAGCAATATTGTATCCAGAAGCCTTGAAAATTTCGGGGTCAAGTTTTAGGTTTTCCTTGATGTAGGCTTGCTTGGCGCCAACAAGATTTGCCTTATTGTCTGTGCCTACATATCTCTCCGGGTTAGCCAAGCCAGGAGTTGCTTTTTTGATTTCATTTATAGCCTTTTGCCTGGCTTCTTCCGCAATCTGTGCTTGTGTTTTTGCTGCCATATTACGATAACCCTGTTAAATAGTTTGCTTCTTTTGCCCCGGTGGATTTCGTTACCTCATACGGAACTGAAGCCTCTGCTGGTTGACCATAAAGGCGAGCGTACTGAGTTGCGGCCTGAGCTCCTAGTCCTCGTTGTACTGCAAACGCATTTGGATTCGTTTCGTACTGTCTTCGCAGTGCCTCGAGAGACCTTTGCGATCCGTATTCTCGCTCAATTTGAAGCCCTGTCTGTGCCGCCCTTTGCGCGTCTAGTGCCGACATTTGGCGCTCAAGTTCGCGCTGGCGAGGATTATACTTTTCTCGAAGGCGCTGTTCTAGCGCAGCTACGTCGCCCTGGTTTGCAATATATGTCTCCAATGACGAACGGTAGTAAAGCTCGTTTGCCCTAGCCGCGTTTACCGGATCGGGCGGGGGAGGTGGTGCCGGAATTGATGGTGATCCTCCCATTATAGTAGTGCCTTTCGCATAAATTTCATGTAATCGTAAACCTTTCTTTTCCCACCCCTATTAAAAACAATATTCTTCCTCGGGCCAAATCTGCTCCAGAGTATAGACAATAATGTCTTCATAGCCAAACGGCTATAAGGTGTACTACTACCATCTGTAGAGGTGACCGTCAAGTCTACAAATGCAGTGTTTCCATCCTGCCTATGTACATAATGTATAGGATCTTCGCTCTCATGCAAGCACCTTGCAATTGCCACCCCGGAGATCTTGTCTCCGTCCTTGGCAATCCCAACCAGGTAGTTGTCCTGGTACCACTTAAACCATTCTCTAAAATTAGGCCATCTAGACTCCGGGACGCCAGACAGTTCAATGTATTCGACCGCTGTCATATGTTGCTCTGAATTTCGATCGTGTCTGGGTTGGCCGCAATCGTGATCTGCCTAATAGAAAGTTTTCTGGATGGGGCCAGCATCTTGATTTTCATATTCCGCCACTTCTGGTACGACCTGAGACTGTCTGCCCGGAAGTTATATGTTTGAGCCGAAAGGGTAGCTGGAAGTGTGAACGGTAGCGTCAATCCTCCCGGGGTAGACGTGTCAACCGCTGTTCCAATTGTTACGTATTGTGAATCAGTCTCGCGCTTCATTTGGATTGTGCAGTTCGTTGCCGTCGAATAGTAGTATTCAATCTCGTAGTGCGACCCATACTTCTTCGATGCCTTATCGTCTAGGTCATACGCCTTTGTCACAAGGTAGCTCTCATATGACGATCCATAGTCATTGAAGTTGGTATTGCCATCACCCTGAAGATCCGGGTCAATGTAATCGTAAAGATGTCCAACTTGCCCTGTCGGGCTACCGATAGCTAGCTTAATCCCATTCGTAGTGTATCCAGCAGAAAAATTAGTTGTCACCATTCTGCTGGCACTAATTGACCACAGACCCTCAAATGACCCAAAGATCGTGTTGTATACGAGCACATAATTGCATGTGGTCGAAGAGTCCAAGGGTAGCGCTAGAAAGTATCTATTATTGTGGAAAGCTGCATTGCTCCTCGAGACAAATCCTTTATTGATTCTCGCAATAATGTCTTTTACTGGCTCGGACATTGGAACTCCAACAGTATAAAAGTCGTCTGCCAATGATCTTGTCACGCTTCTTATTCCGTCGTTTGAGAAAAAGAACACGTCTTTAGTCGTGAAGATTGCAGTTCTACCCGCCTGGCATCCAACCTTGTCGTTGATTAATCTTATAGTCCATTCGGCAGCTGTTGTTTTTGTTGGATCTGCTGTTACTAGGTAAGTTTTATTAGGCTTGAACACAAGAATTTCGTAATCAAAGAAAGGCTGAATTGCCACAATGTCCTCTCCGTCGTCGCCACCCACAATAATGCTGTTCGTTGATTTCCAAACCTCGGCATCAAGAAGATCTGATGCATAGAGAGTGTTTCGATTGTCTCCTGTTCCAATCGCAAAAAGTCTATTCGTAAACTGGCGGATAAGTCGAAGTCCGGCTGGGGCGATGCTCGATATGGTTGCTGTAGCCGTTGCCGTAAAGTGTCCTTCCCCGGAGGGTGGTGCAGCTATTGTAACTGATGGAGCAGATGTGTACCCAGATCCAGAGTTTAGAATTGTTACGCCAGACACGGTTCCGCTTGAAATCAATGCAACTGCCGTTGCATTTGTTCCTCCACTTAAATTTGGTGCTCCAATTGTTACTGCCGCAGTCGACCCGGTATATCCTAAGCCCTGGGTTGAAACTGTAATTGTCGAGACCTTCGACCCCTGCCTGTACGACGTTGTTCCGTCCGTGTAATAAAGTTCGCTAGCTCCGTCCGTGTAGAAAATTTTGTTTTTGAATTGCGTGAAGTCTACGTCAACAGCCCCGCTTGTGACCGTACCATTTGTCGTAGAAAAGCTGGTGGCACTTGTGCTTCTGTAGATCGTTCCGTTTGTCGCCAGAATAATGTGTTCGATGTTTGGAGTGTCGAGATAGTGCATGCCCTGGATTGATGATCCGTTTGAGACGTTGGAAGATATCTGCTCGATCCCCTGTCGCGTCTGGAGAATTCCAGACGGACTTATCGTCATATTGTAAAGATCGCTAGCCTGGTTGTTTGCAATTAGGCTTGGCGTGACGCCGGATACCTGACCACCATCAAAACTAAACGATCCGGATATGGCTAGAAGATCGTCTAGGTTGTCGTTGTAAAGTGGCATAGCACTAAACCGATATGTCTAATATGCTGAATTCTCCAAGGCTGGACGGAGTAATGACCTTGATTCCTCCGACCTGGCTCATTTCGTACTGAGCCATTGCAGATAGATCAGCATTCGCTGTTGCCACCACAGCTTGAGCCTTTGCGTACTGCCTCTCCCTTTCCAACGCGTCGGCGTGAGTCAGTGCTAGGACAACGTGCTGAACGTGTGGCAATCTTAGCTCGTCGGTAATTGCATTGGACGCCGGAGGGAAGTCTACGACATAATTTGACCTGGTTAAGCACTGGTTCTTCTCGACCACCTTCAGGGGCGTCGTACTCGACGTGTTCAATAGCGGATAAAGGTCAATCTGCGCTGTCCCGGACGTCCCTCGGCCTGTGAAGTAGTACTGGGTCGGAGTTCCTATCCTGTCGTTGTCCAGTAGGTCAGCATCTTGGCTAATGATTGTCTGCAAATCTACTGCTAGCAATTCGCTGTCACCATATGCAACGGAGAGTGGATTTTCCACTAATGACCCAAGTGTTACTGTCCTGGTAGATGTGGATACCGAGTACGTCGAGCTAGTGACACTCTCGCGCCAGGGTGCGAAGTTCCACACCCTCCTATAGTTCAAGCTGGCAGATTTTTGCAGGAAGGTGAGTGTATCAGCATCGGTCTTGCCGATCTTCTCACCCGCAAACTGAGCGATTTCGGTTAGGGTCAAGCGGCCTCCAAGGTTGCCACTTTGGATTCTAAGACCTCTACTTTTTCAATTAGCTTTTGAATTGTGCCGTACATAGCCGCATAAATCTGATCGGAATTAAGGTTCTTACAATCCTCAATAACATCTTCGCTGACTAATCTTTTATCTGTTTTTGTTTTAGCTACACCATTCTCATCAAGAACAGCATTACCATCAGAATCCAATTCTGGTGTGACCACATTCTCAAAGACTTGATTGTAGGCAAATCTGTTTGTTCCAACTGCCTTAGGAAAAACCGCCTCTACATCTTGTGCAATCCAACCAAGTTTGCTTCTGTCTTTTACTTGTTCTTGAGAATAAACCTCACTCTTCCAGGTATAGCGTTTAAGGGGAACTTGTTTAACAATTTCATAGCAACGATCCTTGTCGGCGTTAATAATGTTGGTTTTTAGCCTTTGATCAGATCCAATTGTCCAAGTATTGGTTGATGGCTTCATTGCGCTGTCGGAGGCAAGTTGAAGTTTTGCAGATGGACTACTGGTTCCAATGCCAATATTCCCATTTCCCAGAATCCTAAGCAAGCTGGTGGGGGATGTATAACTGGTTCCTTGAGCAACATCAACAACAGCATTTGTTGAATTTTGCCCAACTACAATTTGAACTCCATTTGGAGAGTCTGATGTTGTAGAATTCAAAAACCTTGCAGCAAAATTACCATCGCCTGTTGTTCGTACGTCTAATTTTGCTGATACAGTTGTTGTGTTTATCCCAACATTTCCACTCGAATCAATGCGGAGGCGTTCTGTTCCGTTAGTTGTTGCGGCCAATGTATCAGTGGCGGGGAAGAAGATGCCTGTGTTAGTATCGCCAGTAGGAACGATTGCTGGGGCTGCTGCTGTGCCTGTGCCTGTCGTAATAAGGGTTGTTGCGACTAAGGTTGGGATTGTTCCAGTAGTAATCGTAGCGGCAGTAGAAGTAGTTGTTCCAGCGGTAAGGGTAGGAATAACTCCAGTTGTAATAGTTCCAGTTGTAATGGTAGCCGCAGTAGACGTAGTTGTTCCAGCGGTAAGGGTAGGAATAACTCCAGTTGTAATAGTTCCAGTTGTAATGGTAGCCGCAGTAGACGTAGTAGTCCCAAACGTGCCTGCTTCAATCGTGCCAGTGGTAACCTTGGCCGTTGGCAAGGTTTGAGCAAAGTTGGCAACTGTAATACGCTTTAGGTTGTTTGAGTCGGAAGCGTCACCAATTAAAAGCGTGTCGTTTACGGCTACTACA